TACGGAATAACAATTAAAGGCGTTACAAAAGGTAAAGATTCAATAAACTACGGTATAGACGTTATGCAAAGAAATGAATATTTAGTTACGTCTAATAGCGTTAATTTAATCAAAGAGCTACGTGCTTACTGTTGGGACACGGATAAGCAAGGAACACGTTTAAACAAACCGATTGACACGAACAATCACGCTATTGACGCATTAAGATACCATGAAATGGAAACTTTAGGAATGAATTCTAACTACGGTAAGTACCATATTTGGTAAATAAATAATAGTTCGCACCCGTTCAAGTATGCAAATAGTGTAAATAAAAGCTACATACTACAAAAACACTAATAAAAAGTTAATTAATAAGATGAAAACAGAAATAGTAATACCTACTTCATTAAGTGAAATACCTCTAAAGAGCTATCAGGAATTTATGAAGGTAGTTGAAAAGTCGAACGACGAAGAATTTATTGGTCAAAAGACAATAGAGATTTTCTGCGGGTTAAAAATGAAAGACGTAGTAAAAGTAAAATGGAGCGACGTTAAAAGTTTGACTCTACATTTAAACGAAATATTCAAAGCAAAGCCTAAATTTCAAGCTACATTTAAAATAGATAATACTGAATTTGGTTTTATACCTAATCTGGAGGGTATGACTTTCGGAGAATATATAGATTTAGAAAGTAATATTTCAAGCGTAGAAACTTTTCACAAAGCCATGGCGGTAATGTACCGACCTATTACAAAGAAAGTAAAAGACAGATACGAAATATTTGAATATACTGGTTCGGATGAATTTAGCGAGGTAATGAAATTTGCACCGTTAAATGTTGTATTAGGTGCAACGCTTTTTTTTTCGACTTTAGGAAGCGACTTAGTTCAACATACGCTTACCTCTTTAGAGAAGGAGATTCAGAAGAATCCGAAAATAATGACTTTAGCGAAAGAGCGCAATTTAATAAACGATGGGGCTGGTACAATTCAATCTATGCGCTTTCTCAGGGAGACATTACAAAGTTTGATGAAGTTACCAGAATGGGGGTTAGAAAATGTCTTACCTACCTTACTTACGAAAAACAGAAACGAGAAATAGAAGATAGAGAATTAAAAAAGATTTATAAAAATGGCTAATTATTACACGGTACTCGATACGCTTAAAACAAATTTAGAAAACGATCCTTTTGTAAACACGGTTACACAAGGCGACATATTTGCGGTAGATTTAGCAAAGCAAACTATTTTCCCTTTAGTACATATTATAGTAAACAACGCTACGTTTGAAAGCAATATAATTCGTTTTAACGTAAGCTTAATGGCTATGGATATTGTCAACAAATCAAAAGACGAAGATACCGATGTATTCAACGGAAACGATAATGAGGTATATGTATTAAATACTATGCTTTCAATTCTAAACAGATTGTACGAAGAATTAAGAAGGGGCGATTTGTACACACTACCTTTTCAAGTAGACGGTAATCCAACGTTAGAAGCCTTCGCTGAAAGATTCGAAAACTATTTAGCTGGTTGGACAATGACGTTTGATATTTTAGTCCCTAACGAAATGACTGTTTGTTAATGAGTGAAAGACTAAAAGCCCTTCAACAATTTCGTGATTTAGTAGTAGCTGAAGCGAAAGCTAATTTACAAAAGATGGGTAAAAACGCAAGCGGTAGATTATCTAATTCAATAAAAGGCGACGTTAAAGAAATGCCTAATTCAATAGGTATCTATTTTGAGATGGAGCCTTACGGTAACTTTCAGGATAAAGGGGTTTCGGGTACTGAAAGAAAGTTTTCAGATTCACCTTATTCGTATAAACCAGGAATAACAAATAGACCAAGTCCGAGACACTTTGATAAATGGGTAGTTAAAAGAGGTTTAGCACCGAGGGGTGCGGGTGGTAAATTCGTTTCTCGTTCAAGTATTAAATTTGCTTTAGCTGCGCATATACAAAAATACGGAATAAGACCGAGCTTATTTTTTACTAAACCATTTGAAGAAGCCTACAAAACTTTGCCAGATACGTTAATAGATAAATACGGTTTAGATGCTGAACAACTGTTAACTGAAATATTAGACCAAAATTTAAAAAATATAAAATGAGTATTTTTGCACGTTCACCTTATATAGTAGAAATATCCGAAACGGGACAAGACGGTTCTAAATTAGAAGTATTTATTTGGAACGGTACTGGGAGCGCACCAGCGAATCCAAGTTACACTTTGAGTAAATTAATACCCGCTTCAAACAACGTAAAGACGTATTATAATATTAGTCCTTACATTCGTGAATATTTAAGTTGGAACACAAGGCAAGAAATTTATAATACTTTTCCTGCAAGCGACACGAATCAGTGGTGTAACGTTCAACTAAAAAGATACAAATTAGATAGCGGTACATACACGTTATTAAGTACGAATTCATATTTAGCTTACGACGGTTTCGGTTGGTATGAAGAAGGATATAATTATACACCGAGTCACGACATATTACACGACCAAGGTACGTTTTTTTATTACTACGATGGCACGAATCCAAGTACAAATTCAAGTAGAAGGGCGGGTCATATAATGGTAAAAACTGCGACAAGCTACAAAGCGAAATATACTAACTTGGCAACGGCTGCTACATTCACACAAAACTTAACTAACAATTCTATTATAGACGTTCCGAGGGTTTACCAAAACTATTACGCTGCGGGTAACAAATTAGAAATAACAATTAATATTTTAGGAGTTGACGTTACTGTTTGGACGGGTTACTTTAAGCCATACGAGAATTGTAGATATACGGGAGTTTTATGCGACTTTGTAAATAAATACGGATGCTGGCAACGAACATGGTTTTTCGCTGCGTCTAACGATACCTTTAGCGTTGAAAACACGGAATACAATTTAATGCAAAATACTTTTCCTAACTACAATACTTTAGAAGGTCAACGTAAGGTGTTTAATACAACGGCAAAACGTAGTATTAAAGTAAACACGGATTGGGTAAGTGAAAGTTATAATGATTTGTTGGAGCAGCTAATGACAAGTGAAAGAATATTATTAAACAGTTTACCCGTAAAGATTAACACGAAGTCAACGGAACTATTCAAGAATATAAATCAAAAAATGATTAACTATTCTTTAGAGTTTGATTTTGCTTTCAATGCAATAAATAATGTAATATGAGGCAAGTACAAGTTTATATTGAAGGACTTAAGATTGAACTATTTGAAGACGAACAAATTAATGTTACTTCGAGCGTTCAAAATATTAACGATATATCAAAAGTATTTACTGACTTTTCGCAATCGTTTACCGTACCCGCTTCAACTGTTAACAATGAAATATTTCAACATTTTTATCAAACGGACGTAGACGGAACTATTGACCATAATATAAGACGGAACGCATTAATTGAAATAGACCTAACTACATTTAGACGGGGTAAAATATCAATTGAAAAAGCAAACATAAAAAACAATCATGCTGAAAATTACCAATTAACTTTTTACGGTGAAATACGGACGTTAAAGGATTTGTTTGGCGAAGATAAATTGAATCAATTAGATTTAACTTCTTTAGAGTTTGCATTTACGGGAACTGACATATATAATAGAATAACGGACTTGACAACCGATTACGACGTACGTTATCCTTTGATTGCAAGTAATAGGTTATGGACATACCACCATGGCAGCGAAGACATTACAACGAATAGTAAATCAATTAGATATAACGAGTTATTTCCAGCGGTTAAAATAACACGATTGTTTCAAGCAATTGCAAATGATTACGGGGTTACTTTTACGGGAACTTTTTTAAGCGACCCGAGATTCACTAACGTATTTTTGTACGGTAAAAACACGAACGTTTATTCTTTCATTACTGAAAGTACTGACGTTGTAATTGACCAAGTAATAGCAAATGTAATTCAAGATAATACTTTACCTAACCCAGCCGATTTAACATATACCGATATTTACCAAGATGAAATAAATGTATTGTACGCTCAAGACGTTCAATTTAGTATTATTAGTTTTGAAATATTAAATCAGTCTACCGTTGGAACTTGGTATATAGACGTATTTCAAGATGGTAATTATTATCAAACAATTCAAGGTACGACAACGGGGGTATTCGGAAATATAAGTTTTCAAAATATTTCAGGGTTAAATACTACGTTAACTTTTAAAATGAAAGCAGACGTAGCTATGAATATTGACATGTTAATTAACTATCAAATAACGGGTATAAACGGCTTAAGTAATTACGCACAAATTAGCACGGTTCAAACTGCTATGTCTGGTAACGTAAGTATTAATTCTACTATTCCTGACATGAAAGTTAGCGACTTTTTTACGGGTGTTTTAAAAGAGTTTAATTGTACTTGCGTAGCTACTTCTGAAAACGTATTTGAAATACTACCTTTAGAAGATTGGTATTCACAAGGCGCAATTGTAGACATTACACAATATACCGATATAGATTCAATAGATATAGAACGAATTAAGTTGTATAAAAAAATAGCTTTTAAATACCAACAGTCCGAAAGTTTTGTTAACCGTAATTTCTTTAGAATATCAAATAGTGAATACGGAAATGTAGAATATCAATTTGCGTACGACGGTGACGAATATATAATAGAAACACCTTTCGAAAATTTATTATTTACCCGATCAATTGACAATTCAAATAACTACGCTGTTTTAGGGTACAACCTTAACGAAAGCTATAACGCCTATACACCTAAACCGATGTTACTTTATTTGTACGGTGAAAGTAATGATTTAAGTTCGCACCCTATTTTATTCTTTGACGGAACTACGCACCAAGATATAGATTCATTTGCACAATTCGGTCAAGACCTTACGTATCAAAATCAAAAATATAGTTTAAACTTCGGTGCTGAAAATTCGGTTATACATAACGAAACAATACAACAAGGTTTATATGCTGAATATTATTTTCCTTACTTAATTAACTTGTTTAATTTAAAGAATAGATTAGTTCACGTAAAGACGAATTTACCTATTTCTTTATTGACTAACTTAAAACTAAACGATCGTCTTATTATAAGAGATAAAAGATACATTATAAACGAAATGAAAAGCAACTTAACTACGGGTCAAGTAGATTTTAGTTTGTATTTAGATTTTAGACCAATAACAAGCGGTCGCCCTTACGTTCCGTCTTTTGATTCACAATGTATAGAAGTTCCGATTAACTTTGTAAACGGTGCTGTTAGTGCTGATATAACAACCGACTTTCCTGGTGTAACAATTT